AGTAACCGAAATTACATCTGAACCTGCCATAAATTACCCCCTTTTATGCGTCGGCAAATGGAGTGACTACCGTACCGGAAGCAAGAACAGTTCCTGAAACAACGTATTTAGCACTGGCCGCTGCATACGCTGTAACCACGGTTCCAGCAATGCCGCCCTTAGTAGAACCGTTCATTGTAATGACATCGTTAGATGAACCAGAAAAGAAAGTCTTTCCTGCTGCATCGCTCTTGCCTAAATAAAGACCGCCGACAAACTTGTCTGTGCCGTCAGTTAAAATATCCATATCTGTAGCTGCAGTAATTACCAAAAAAGTAAAAGTTGCACCTAAGTTATTGGTTTGGTTAGGATCGGTAGAATCCCCTGGTGTAGTAGTAACAATGGAAGGCAAAGTAAACTTGCCATCTGCATCGTTACATAACAATAATTTTCCTGCATGAGATGCTACAGTTATAGAAGTGTCAGCGGTTAAACTAACTACACTGGATGAACCAGCACTAATAAAACCAGCAAGAGAACGGACTGGGCCAGAAAAGGTTGACTGTGCCACTTGGATACCTCCTTACGAAAGGATTTGCTTCAGCGTCTTCGTAAGTGTCTGCTGGGACAGTCGCCAAAGCTATTTATTCCCAGAATAAAAGCTAACTATACCTAAAAAACAAAGGGGCAACAATGTTGCCCCCCATGCTTTTGCTACGCGCCCGGAGTCCCGAACACTGATCTCCAATCAGATACACCGAAAGAATATCTTTCGCGAGCCTTGAAACGCATATTTCCAGTGTCAAAGTCACCTTCCATAGCTGTTTTAATTGGAGTTCTTTGGAACAACTTGAAGCCGTTAGGCGCATCCGTCTTGATGAAGAAAGCATCAGTATCCGTGAGGAAGTGATTAACTACTGCACCGTCAGGTAGCATACCCATTGACTTGTTGGCGTTAATATCATTATCCGCCGTTCCGGGTCGCAGATTAGAGTTCAATACCCTTTCTGCAATGAATTGAAGCTCTTTAGGAATAATTAACTTCATTCCTCGAACCGCAATTTTTAGTCCTCTTTCATCAGTAAGACCCGCAATGTCAATCAACATCTGCTCAAGCGAAGTCTCATTGAGATCCGCAGCAGTGCTGAGTAGGTTGCGTTGGTTACCTGATAAAGAAGGGTGAGAAGAAGAACAAAGCGCAACACCATCTCCGATGGCAGAAGCACCCGCCGTAAAGGCGTTGTTCAACACAGTTGCAGCACGTACTTGCTTAGTCTGAGACATAGAACGCGCAAGAGCACGAGTATATCTAGAAGCAAGACGGTCATACAAATTATCTTCGATAGCTTCTTCAGTTATTGAAAAAGCCAACGCAATTGTCTCGTGAGTGTAACGAGCAGTATATGTTTCCTGCGCGTCATCAAAAGAAATTGCATTACCTTCTGCTTTAACTGGAGCAGTACCAAACCCTGAAAGCATGACTTCTTCTTCAAATGCTCGATCAGAAGATTCCTCTTCAAAGATCTCCGCACTTTCATTGTCATATCGATCATATTCCAGCCCGAACAAAGCATTTAAGCCGGGTTCAAGCTCCTTCGCCAATTGTGCGCGAGTAATAGCCATGATTACCTCCTAAACTTAGATGCCAGTTGTTGTGGCAGTGGTTTGAGAATCGAATCGCGCATTCGGAGAGTTGTAGTGTGAATTTATTCTAACAATCAACGGAATACCTGCCGCAGCAAAATCACTGTTAGCATCGTCATCGACGATACCCATGACTTTAAGCGGAAGAGTTGCCGTAGTCGCTATAGTAGAAACACCCAACGCCGAATTAGATCGACCCGTGTCAGTTGAACCCGTCCGTGCAGACGTTCCCAAGCTTGCGTTAGCAAAAACAGCAGCAAGTGCTGTAGCGCGATTAGTTAAAGTCGCATCGCTTGCCACTTGGAAAGTTTGCATCGGATTATCCGCAACAAGAGCTTTGACAGGATGATTCGTGTCAACACTTGCGTTGTTAGATCCGGGCCAGTAGTTTTTGAATACGGTCTTCTTTGAGGAAGAGTCAACATATTCTACGCCCATCAAGACACCTAGCGCAGCGGTAGTACCGCCCGCAGTGTCACCAGCTTGATCAATCACGCCAGCGGCGAGAGGGATTACTAAGCTGTATTGATAAATGGCATTAGTGTTATCGGAAGCAATTTCATACTTCGTCAAACCTGTAGAATTTGCGGCACTGCCTGTTAGTCCTATTGGACGCAGACCGTAAGCGGTTTCCTGATTAGCCATATTAGTCTCCTAAAACCTTACTTACGAGAACCACCAAAAGTAACACGAGATTGACGGTCAGGTTTGTCAATCCGCATCGTGGAATGTGCATTTTCGCGTAAAATATCCGTTTCTACAGCTTCAACTTGATCTGCATGTTTCGATGCAAAATAAGCCGTTCTTTCGTCCACTGTTTCTTGCGGAATTCTAGCTAAAAGCAATCCGCCAACTCCAAATACACCTTCATATTTACCCGTCTCCAATACAGGAGCTTCAAAATCCGGATATTCGTCCTTTCGGACTAGTTCATAACCTTCGCGTAAACGGCCGGTTATATTACTCGTGTCTTCTACGCCACGAGTTTCGGCACGTATCCAACGATGTCTGAACCCCGGAGGTGCGGGCGGTGCATCTAATTTCGACGGTGGAGCCCACGGCCTACGCCTAGCCGTATTTGCTCTCGATGACTTGGCGCGAGAGGTTTTTTTGATAGCTTCCATTGTTTCATTATCAGAATCTGTCATTTTTAATCCTTCACGTATTTTGCGTATTCTTCAAGTGGCACTCCCAATCGTTTGGCAATAGTGACTTGGCTCGGGGAGAGTCGAACCTGCTTGCCGCGTCCCTTTTTAGGACGAGACACACCTGCAACTGTTTGCGTAGTGCGTCGGCTTTGAGTGGCGTCTTCTTCAAGATCAAACTTGTGAGGAAACGCCTCCCG